TCATAGTATTGATGAAGCTTCTGTAGTGTAGTGGTCATCACTTTGGACTTTGAATCCAACAACCCAGGTTCGATCCCTGGTGGAAGCTTTCACCCAGCCTTAGCTCAGTTGGAAGAGCAACTGACTGTAGTGTGCGTTATTTTACACTATTTATATTCACTGTTATCAGTGGGTCACTGGTTCGAATCCAGTAGGCTGGATCTCTCGTAACTCAGCTGGTTAGAGTGTTCGACTGTTAATCGAGAAGTCATCGGTTCGATCCCGATCGAGAGAGTTTTACTTATTCCCTTGTAACTCAGTTGGTTAGAGTGTTCGACTGTTAATCGAGAAGTCATCGGTTCGATTCCGATCGAGGGAGATTTTTGCATCTATGGCCAAGTGGTAAGGCGTCTCTTTAGTAAGGAGAAGATCGTGCGTTCGAACCGCACTAGATGCACAACGGGGTGGCGCAGTGGTTTAGCGTGTCGGGCTCATAACCCGAAGGTCAGATGTTCGACTCATCTTCCCGTTATTTTTAGAATCTATCAAGGTTGTAAAAATAACTTATCATTCACTATTATTGGTGGTGCATCTAAAACCTCAACTTCTCCTATTCTTTCATTTTGTGTAGGTTTTACATGTACGATACGACATTCTTTGGTGCTCACTATGTTTTGAGGAACAATTATTATTGGTTTGCATAACAAGAGATACATTTAATTTAAGCTTCGATAATTTTATGTTGTCCAAAATAATTTCTTTGAGCCATCAAAAAGTTCATTGATGTTCTTCTTTGATGCTTGAAATCAAATTGTGTGAGAGCAGCTTGAACTGCTGGACAAGGAATACCCACTTTTGCACAGTGCATGACAAACAAACGAGCGTTATCGACGGTTTCTTCCATAACTTGATATAAATCGGTGCCAATCATAGGACACTCGATAATTGTACCCTTTGACCAGGCCTTTTCGACACGGTTCTTTTTAATGTTTCTGGTGCCCATGAGATCGTAACCTTCTGAGAGAGAACTTGCAAAAACGAAACGAAGTGTGTTTAGAGCAATAATTCTATCATAAAAGATATTTGTCTTTTGTGATGTTTCTAGACACTTTGTATATGAACTTGTCATTCGAGCATTAAGTGCAGAATTTATCATTGGTGTTGGAATATCATACTCCAAACCAACTTGTGCACACCACCGCCCAGTTTCGTTCATTTGTGCGATATCGGAAATCTTATGGATTTCATATTTTTTCAATACATCGATAGCTGAATTTATAAGAAACCCATCAATGTCACTACCGTAGGCATCATTCATGATGTCTAACATAGTTTTTTGATCTTGGTTACAATAAGAATAGACATCAGCCATACCTTGAAGCATACCATATTCTACGCCATTATGAACCATTTTTGTGTAATGACCGTGACCGAAATCATTACCCATATATGTAACATTATTGCAAAAGGCTTCGAAAAAGTCCTTGTTATTTTCGTACGCGCGTCTCGTACAACCAAGCATTAGAGCTGGACCATGGAGTGCACCTTTGGCACCACCCGAAAGACCAGCACCAATGTAACGAACACCCCGGGCGGCGAGGTATGCTCCCCGACTTCTTGATGTTCTATAGTATTCATTGGAACAGTCAACCACAGTATCAAGAGGGTCGAGTGTTTTCAGCATGTGTTTGATAACGTAATCACTCGTTTCTCCCGACGGAAGAGTTGTAATGATTGTCCGTGGTTTTTCCATCCTTGAAAGCATTTCACCGATATTGGTGTGACCTCGAATACCAAGACCCCTTTTCATGAGTTCATCAACCTTTTCAGAAGTTCTGTTATATACATGAACATCCGTTTTTCTTTGGATGTTGAGGGCCAGGTTTTGTCCAATGGCACCAAGTCCGATAATTCCATAAGAAGACATAATTCTCTCTACAGTCTTATACCTCTATAACTTTATCTGTGTTTCGTTTCCAACCTCGCATGCTTATTTCATTTGGCTCACACCACGGATAAACATCTTCACCAATGAAGTTTATGGCTTCCATACCAGATTCGATACATTCATTACAAGTATCAATACTATCATCAATAATGAGACCAATATTGAGTGCACGGCAGATGTCAACTTTCTTAATTTCATTTTCGGTGAAACTATTCGTAAGAATCACATCGTCAAAAATACCCGGAAAATAACGGTCAATCCACAACTCTGTAGTTTCACGGACGATATCTTGACGTCCAGTTACAATATACATCTTGTCAAATACATGACGATAGTTTTGCATGGCTGGTTGAGAACCATTAATTGGTTTCAGATAAAGGAAGTCTTTTGAACGATAAAATTTGTGGAGGATTTCTTGAGATTGTTCTTCTGTGCAATTAAAAATTTCTCTGTACAAGTATTTGTATTTTGGTTTTGTTGGTAAGGCAACACCCCTCCATTTGGCCATTGGTTCGAGTAGATTTACAAGTACCTCATCCATATCAACTGCAACCCTAGTGTTCATTTAATTTTACTATATATTATTCATAGTCGCGAATTGCCACACCCACTGGAAATCTCGGAACGCCGAGAGCAGTTAGATTTTGGAAACGAACTGTGAGCTGACTTCCAATGTATTGATTTCTTTCGCGGTAGTATCTCTCCCTTTCCTTGATTGTCCCCTCGGGTTTAACCGTAAATTCGTGTCCAGTTGCCGTCTTACACACCCATACAACAGCATCCGCATCCCTCCCATGGCCCGTTTTAGCACCCACAATTTCATACTCCTCAGTTTGAAACTCCTTGAACTTGAGAAGATAATTACTTCTCTTCCCAATTTCATATATACTTGTCGATTCACGAATCATAATTCCTTCGTGACCCTCGTCGACAAATTTAGAATGTAACTTGGGTATTTCGGATTTCGTTTCGACTAACATTGTCTCAACGGTAGTTTTTGTCTTATCTGCCATGATCCGCTGTCTTTCTGCAAATGGAAGATCTGGCTTTTTCGTGTTGAAATAATCAAATGCATAAAATGTCAAGTTTTGTGGATTCATTTTAAACATACTCGTAATCTCTTCAAACGACTTGTTTGGAGCATAGCATTCGCCATCCAACCATTCACCGTCTTCAAGTTTTTCTGCAAGATATTCAACACCTTTTACAATTTTACCAGTCCTTGAAAAACATCCATTTTTTGAAATAAGGAGACGAACGCCGTCTATCTTGGGTTGAACATAGAATGGTTCGTGAATATACTTTTCACGATCCTCCCACTTATTGGCCAACATCGGAAGAATTTGAACAACTTTAGTCTTTTCGTTATTCCACATAGTCTTTGCACGTGTGAGCGCTTTTTCATAACCAGTTTTTACATTGGTCCTCGACTCAATAACTTTTTCACTCCCAACCATCCCCGATGTTTTCACAATATCGGCGGTACCATCGCTAAGTTCTTCGACACGGATGTCAGTAAATCTTTTGCGACCGTTTTTGTCTTCTCTAATAAGGCGTTCCATTATATGTATAAATAATTTCTCAACTTTAAATAGATGTCTTCACTGCCAGTTGTAAATTATGGTAGAATGGAACGACTTAGGCCTCCAGACCGCAGTTACGTGAAAATGGACGCGAACACGATTTGTATAATCTTTATTATATTATGTATATTGGGTCTTTACAAAAGGGCTATGACTATTAGTCAATCGCGTGAGCGATCTTATACTTTAGACATTTTGATGCCGACAAAAAGAGGTCTTTCTTCATCAGTTTCTTAAACTTCTTTTCCGGAATCTCCGTCTTGGTCATGTACATTTTCTTGAGAGCATTCATAAACTTGTCACAACTTTTCATCTCATTTTTGAGATCTTGGTATTTACCCCAAAAATCTGTGCTCAATTGGTGAATCAGAAGGTAGGCATTTTCGCCCATGCGACGTTCTGAACCACCGAGGAACATAAAAGTAGCTGCAGAGCAGCAAGCCCCTTGTGCAACGGTGGTAACCTTGACACGAGACTTTTCAAGAACATTCTTGAGAGTAAAACCGGAGAACATATCACCACCTTCACTCATAATGTGAATGCGGATCTCCGGTTCATAACCAATGAGGTCAGCCTTTTGTTTGAGAAGGTGAGTCTCCAACTTTCGGAAACTATCAACAAATTCGAGGGTGTTTTCCGGGGTAATTTCTCCATAAAAATGAATTTCGTTGCCGATAGTCTTGGTAACCTCTGGTTCTTCTTCCTCACCAAGGACCTTTGGACCTTTGTTGTCCAAGGCTCCGGTCAGAATATTTTCAAAGATCTTTTCGACTTCTTTCTGTGATGGCATTTTTCAATGCTTTCTTTACTCTTGTCACGTCTCTTTGTTTTAACTTACTTCCAACTGCAAGATGATTCATAACATCGAAATCTTGTGGACTTAAGTCATATTCTAGCATTTTTTCTACATTTCCATTCTCCGCATACTTTTTGATGAGACACAGATGATCTATCGTTATATGACTCGGTGCCTTTCTTTGTATTTCTGTAAACTTTTTGAATCTCATTTTATAATTACCATATTTTGTCCAACAACTTCCGGGTCTCACATTATCTTTCACCAACTTTTTACCTAAACAACTCTTTGGTATGACTAGAGCATTCAAACAGAAATATGGTGTAAGATGCCAACTCCCATTTGAATATATTGCTGTGTCTACTACATCCGCTTCGGAGAAACCATGAGCTGCTCGTCTAAAATCAATACCCTCAGAATCTAAATAGTTTTCTTGAAATATATCCCAAATATGCCCATGTTCTTCTACGTGTTCGTATACTTTCATTGGAACATCGGTACACAATAAACTTGCAATAAAATCCTTTGGTGACAGAAAGGTATCCTTTTCATCATGACCTTCCAAATACGTAAAAAAATCTCGTATATTACCATCGGCCAGAATAGCTGCATGTTTAGCCTTTTCGGAATTGTCATCGGTGAGTAGTAATAATTTTTCTGGTTTGTGCTTGGGTATAAAAATGATTTCAAAATTTGGGTACATACACATATTCACAGAAGTAATAACAAGACCACCGCGAGTTAATTTTTCGCCATCTGAAACCCTCTCAACGAGTCCCTTAAAGTCGTTATCATAATCTTCTATGAACGCATGTCTCGGAGCATTTTTTATAAATGTCAGGAAATGTGATTTGTTACTCAGGTGTTCCTTTTGTATTTCAACACTGTTTGAATCATTCAATACACTATTTAACACATATGTCTTTCCAACACCTATACTCCCACATATAAACACATTCTTACCTTGACGAATGTACTTCTTCAAGGTTTCAATCTGTTGCGCGTGAATTGTGTCGACGGACTCTTCTTTTTTTTGTTCGATAATTTTAATGAAAGAATCCATTGATGATCTTACTAATCAAGCCATAGATTTAGTGCTTGAGAATGACGCACTACATGAACGTATCGTAAAACCTTTAAAAAGGAAAATTTTACCATATGTTGCTTGCAGTCTTTTAACTAATGTCGCAATGTTTATTCTTCTTGTCTACCTTGCTCGACGTCTGTCGGTTCTTCAGAGACCACTGATTTAAGTTCTTCCTCCTCATCTAGTTCAGACTGCATCTCTTCAAGGATCTTTGTTCTCTCATTGTATTCGTCTTTTGACTTTATGAGATCGCCAATTCCACCAAGAGGACCCTGTTTTGTTACTTCACCTACAACACTTGAACCTCTTCTTGATGGAATGTTTGTGAAACCGGGCAATCTCAACTTTGGAATTGCTCTGACATCTAGGATCTCTGGCTTGGTGAAGATATTGTCAAGTGGGTATTCCTTTTCAAACTCTACCAAAATAACCGCAGGGACTGTTGGTG